TGTACTACTTCCAGATTGAATAGTTATAGCACCAGCAGAAAAAACAAATCCTGAATTTTTAACTTGTACATTACCAGAAAATGTAGCGTTGCCTGACTCATCAATACTAAAGTGGTCTGTTGTACTTCTTCGTATTTTAAATTTATCTGAGTCTGAATTATCTACATAAGCATACCAATCTGTTGCACCAGTTAAGCTAAATTTTAAACTAGCGTCACCACTTCCATCATTTTCAATTACTACATCATTAGTACCAACTGTGCTTGAATCATTTCTAAAGATTGATAAAATACCTGATGGAGAAGTAGTTCCAATGCCTACCTTACCTTGATTTGTAACAGTTACCCTCTTTGACCATGATTCTGCTCCATATTCTGTAGCAAGAAAGAAATCAACTCTGGTCGCATCCCTATCATTTGTAACACCAAGAGCAATATTTTGCGCAGAACCAGCTCCAAATTTAATAATATTATCATCCATACTTCCCAAAACAGTAAGTTTGGTGGTTGGACTTGCAGTTCCTATACCTACATTACCTGAATTGTCTATCCTCATTTTTTCAGTTAATGAATTTGCACCAATTGTGCTAAATGTTATATCAGCGTTTCGCACTGAAGCACTACTCCAAGTGTTACTTGCTTCTGTTTCAATTCGTGCAGAAGCTATAGAGTTATTATTATCACCTGAAGTCAAAGCATCCCATTCAATAGCACCCATTTTTAAACCATCGGGGACAACACCTTGAGAGGATACAGCACCATCAGACCTAAAAAAGAATAACTTTGATTGGTCTGTATTAGTAGTAGATAGATTTGAAAGCATTTGATTACCAAGAACATCAAGCTTTACATTTGAAATTGGTGTTGATTGACCTTGTAATGGAGAAGTTGTTCCTATACCTACATTACCTGAGGCATCTATTACTAAATGAGCATCACTTGCTCCACCACTTCCTTCACCAATAAAAAATTCAGTACCATCAAAACCAGTCGAACCACTATCAGCCATACCAGCATACCATTTCGCTGAACCACCAGTCATAAACTTTAATTGACCTACATCACTAGATGCACCTCTATCAATTTCAATGTAAGCATTATCACTTGAATCAATTTTTATAGCAGAACCAGCTCCAGCCAAAGTGAGTTGCCTTGTTGGAGATGTAGTTCCGATACCTACGTTTCCACCTTGAGCATTCAATACTATATTGCCAAACGTAGAGCCTTGACTAGCATAAGATTGTATTTGAAAATAACCAGAGGTATCTGCACTCGTGCCAAGAAGAGCAACTGTTTTGCCTGAAGCATATTTACCAATTGTCATGTTTGATGCACCACTACCATTGTATACATTTAAATTGTGTGTTGGAGATGTAACTCCTATACCTACGTTGCCACCATTAAAATAAGAAACACCATTTGAGTATAATTGAACTTTAGTAGTTTCACTAGCATCAACTAAACTGAGGTATCCATCACCATCAGCATCTAATCTTAAATCAATTCTTTTATTATTAGAATCAGCACTATCTAATATTTCCAACCCAGTGTTAGCACCTCTTCCAGCACTAACAGATAGTTTAGAAGTTGGAGATGCAGTTCCGATACCTACGTTACCTTCGTGAGTAACAGTTAATTTATCTGAACCATCTTTGCTTAAAGTAAGTAGATTGCCAGTTCCATCACCTTGTACATGAAGTACATCTCCAGTTGAACTTGCATTATCAGAACGAATAGAAACAACTGATTGAGTATCTACACCAGTATGAATTGCATTTGTATAAAAATAACCAGTGGCAGTTGTAGCACTAGCAGTTCCATCCACTTGAAATGTTCTACTTGGCGTAGAATTTATACCTATTCGTGAATTAGTAGTATCTACAATAAAGACATCTCCACCATCATCATTCTTGCGAACTAATAAGGCTTCTGTATTGGTTACGTCAATTACTTGTGTACCTTGAACTATCTCATCAAAGCTAAGTGAACCACCTCCACTTACTTGTAAATCTCCTGATATAGTAAGGTCACCATCTATTGTTCCTCCATTACCAAAGTCCTCAGTAATAGATTTAATCATAGAACTCTGCATCTAGCACTCCACCAATCTAACTGAACCAGTTGTTGTGCTAGTAGAATTGTAGTTAAAATAAATTGTGTTTCCTAGTCCTCTAGGAACTGTAATAAATACCATTGTATTCTTTGGAATAATTAAATCATTACTTGCATTTACATTGGCTTCTGATGTTGTAAAGTTGAAATAAATTTCTACTGCACTATAAATACCTAGTGTTCCAGTATTACTTAATAATGATTTATGAATTGTATTAGCGACATCTGCTGAACTTCCAGCAGTTCCAACACTTGCAACTGTCCAACCTCCACCAGTTGTTGTGTTTAATGCTTCTTGTACTGAATATGTATGTAGGTCTGCCATTTTTTCTTCCTCTCTAAGCTAATGACTAAAGCGTGAATGAGATCGTCTTAGTCTTTATTTCTTTTTCTTTTTCACTTTTTTAACAAGTTTTTTTGCAACTGACTTTACAGTCTTTTTCTTAAACGGAGAATAGTCGTTCTCACTCATTATACGAAAATAGCCTTTAGCTTTTAACTCGTCTAATTTTTCAGGATGCCTTTTAAGTAATTCATCCTCAAGTCTTTCTATTCTTCCATTTTTAAACCAATATTGCATAAAATCTCCAATTTAATGGGGGCAGGAAAAACCTACCCCCAATTTAAACTAGGTTATTAGTCTACGTTAGTAAACTTAACACCTTTCTTATTATCAGAATCATCAATCAATTTAACTCCATATAATAAATCAGATACAACTTTTGTACCTAAAGCATCAATGGAATATTCTGATTGCACTCTTACTTCTTGTTGTGAAGCAAAAACACAAGCTGATTTATGAAAGATTGCACCTGGGATTGTAGAACTTGTACCAGCACTTGCAACTGTATTGCTCATATATACGTCAATTCCGTATAATGATCCAACCATTCCTGATCTTAGTCCACGATTTCCTTCACCGACAGCATCATTACGAATGAAATACTGTGCTATACCAGCAGATGGGTTAAGTATATCTGCAAATAAAGTTGGATTGACAACCATAGCACATTCACCATCCATGTAAGGAATATCAGCCTCACCTAAAGTAGCAAGAGCAGACTCAAATACAGAGGCTGTTAATGTATCATCAGCAGATAATGCTTGAGAGTCATTTAATCCATCTAACTCACCCCAAATATCGGCATCAACTTGACGAGCAAGAGCTTCACCCATCATTCTTGAATACTTAGCTACTAAATCAGCCTCACTTTGAATTAAAGCTATATCTTCAAATAACTTTGCGACATACTTGTGCTTATTAATTGCTAGTTGAGTTGTAGTAGTTGCAGTTGCATCATAGGATACATCTGATCCTGCTGATTTATCTGAAGCACTAATTAAACTCATTTCTGGAATATTAATTGCATCTCCATAGCCTTTTGATCCCACTAATGCTGAGTAGTCATCTACTAATCCTCTGAATACACTTTTTCTTTCAAAGAATTTATAAATACCATCTGCCCAGATTTCTGGAATAAAATGCTGATCTGTTGTAGTGGTAACTGGGTTACCTTGATAATGTTTTGCCATTTATTTTACCTTTTAATGTATGAATCTAGTATTGCTTGCCAATTACTTCTTCGTTGTTCATCTGGCATAGCAACCCAATCAGCAGGAGTACCTGATGGTACAGTTCCTTTTCTATCTGGTGGGTTTTGCTTTTCTACTTCAGAAAATTCTTCAACGATGTTAAGAAGTATATCAGTATCAACACTAGCAAATTTTTCTCTTTTAGATTCAGGAAGTCTAGCTAGAGCTGTTTCACGAAGTCTGCTATCCATATCTTCCCACTTTTCCTTATAACCTTTGTAGGATTCTACTTCTTTCATTAGCTCAGAGTTTAACTCTTGCCATTTTTCTTCTTCTTGTAACTTTGCTCTTCTCTGTTCTTCCTCTTTAGTTTCAAAGGCTTTCATCTGATCTCGTAATTCATTACGTTCAGTTATTACTTCGTTAAGCCTTGTTAATGGTACATTGTGAGCGTCTTGTGTGACGGATTCCTGTTTTACATCTGGCTCGATGGTTTGTTCTTCTGACATTTTTACCTCTTCAGTGAGTTGGTTAATTTGCAAGAATAAACCTTGCATTAAATAGATAGTATAATGTAAGTTATAAAAGTAATCTAATGCAAGAAAAAAATTACGAATTTAAAAGAAAATGGTTTGACTACTTAGGGTATCAACCACATAATGGGCAATTAGCACTTCATTACCCAAAAAAACAACATGCCAGATTTCAAGTTGTGGTATGTGGTAGAAGATTTGGTAAAACTTGGGCAAGTGCTATGGAAGCAACATTTGTTGCATCTCAACCTAATAAGCGTATTTGGCTTGTAGGTATGTCCTATAGAAAAGCTAGACTAATCTTTAGAGAGGTTTGGCAACGAATGGTTATTGGTCATGGTGAAGATGTAGACAAAGCATCTGAAAAAGATATGTACATTCGTTTTAAATGGGGTACTACTGTTGAGGGAATGTCGGCAGATAATCCAGATTCTCTTGTAGGTGAAGGTTGTGATCTTTTGGTTATTGATGAGGTAGCCAAAATGAATAAAAAGATTTGGGATATGTATTTATCTCCAACAGTAGCAGGAAGAAAAGGAAAAGTTATTTTTATTACAACACCAGAAGGTAGAAATTGGATATATGATTTGTTTAAATTAGGTGCTACTGATCCATTGTGGGTAAGTCATTCATCACCATCATGGGTAAATCAATATGAATTTCCACAAGGATTAGATGATCCTGCCATTATAGAAAGAAAAAGAAATATGTCAAAAGAACTATTTGGTCAAGAGTTTGGGGCAGAGTTCTCAGTATTCGAAGGTAAGGTTTGGGATTTCCATCGTGATCTTGACGTAGGAGATTTTCCATACAATCCTAACTTACCTACTTATTGTACAATTGACTTTGGTTATCGTATGCCTGCTGTAATGTTTTGTCAAACTTATTGGGAAGATAATGTTGAACATATTAGAATTTTTGATTCAATTTTACATAAACAAAATGTTAAAACAGAAGATTTAATTAAAATGATTAAAACTAAAGGCTATCCTGTAGCTAGTTATTATGGTGATCCTGCTGGTGCTAATATTCAAGGGCAGAGTGGTGCAGGAGATATGGAAATATTTAGGCGTAGTGGAATTAGAGTAATATCAACTAGAGACAGAATGAGTAGGAATATTGTAGCTAGTGTTGCATACACAAGAGGTTTCTTTGAAAGTGCTAACGGCATTAGAAGAATCCATGTTGATAAACGATGTCTAGACGTAATAGAAGATTTTGAAGAGTATAGGTATCCTGAAAGCGAAGATGGAAAGCCTATAAAAGAAGAACCTATTAAGGATGGATACCACGATCATGGCAATGATGCCTTTCGGTATTTTATTATTAATAGATTTCCAATGAAAAACACAGAAATGAAAAGGATTCAAAGATGATAGATCAAATGATGAAAGATAAATTACTTGAAACTAAACTTATGATGTCTCACGATAGGAGAAATGAGATACGGAAATATCTTGATTATTACTCCAGTACATCTACAGGAAGTTATATTAGTCATTACTTTAGTGGTGATGCTTTTTCAGAAATACCACCTAGTTTAACTAATTTTACTAGAAAATTTATTAATAAGATTAGCAGAATATACAGCTTAGGTGCTAAAAGAAATTTAGGCAATATGACTGAGCGTTATGAACTTTTAACACCTACAAAAGATGTTAGAATGAAACATTCTGAAAGAATGACTAGGTTATTAGGAACGGTTGCTAATCGTGTTCATTGGAGAGGGGAATCATTTGATTATCGACCTATTTACTATTTTGAAACCTATTTTGGTGATGATCCTTTTGTCCCAGAGGCAATTGTTTATCCTTTACTAAATAGTACAGCAGATTTAGCTAACTCAGATAATCTTCAATGGGAATATTGGGATGCTGATAGTTACGGAATACTAAATGAAGAAGGTAAAATGATAGAAGAAATGGAGAATCCGTATGGAATTTTGCCATTCGTATTTACACACAGAGAAGATCAAATTGATTCTTTTTATGTTGAAGGAGCATCTGATATTGTAAATTGTAATGAACAAGTAAATATTGCCTTAACTGAAATGAACTTAGGTATGAGATTTAATATGTTTGGACAGCCTTGGGTTACTGGATTAAGAGCAGATCAAAGTATGCTTAGAGCAGGGTCAAATACTATACTAGACATGGGTGAAGAAGGTGCCTACAATATTACAAGTCCAAATGGTAACATAGAAGAGGCTATTAACAATATAAAATTTCAAATAGAGCTTGTAGCATCAAATAATCACTTGTGGATGCAATGGGCAGAAAGTGGTGGTGAAGTTCCTAGTGGTATATCTTTGATGATTAAAGATATGGAGCGTAAAGAAGATTATTATGATGATATTGCTTTATGGAGACTTTATGAGCAAGATTTTTACAGAGTAGAACGTGTTATAGCAGAATATAATGGAATAGCACTACCAGAAGAATTTGGAGTTGATTTTCAAGAAGTAGAATACCCTAAAACAGTTCAAGACCAGATACTTAAAGATGAATTTGATCTTAAAAACAATCTTACAACCAGAGCTAAGATTATGGTTAGGGATAATAAAGATATTACTTTAGATCAAGCACAAAATATTATAGATACTAACAAAGATCAAAATGATATGGAAGTAATAGAGCAACCAAATGGAAATTAAAGTAAAAGTTAATTTTGATTTTGGAAAACTTGCAAGAGAATTGCCAAAAGCAATTAAAAAATATACTTCTAATTATGCAAAAGGTGCTGAAGAAGGATCAAAAAATAATATAGATAATGGCATTGGGGTAGATGGAAAGGCATTAACCCCCTTAAGAAGTAGTACCTTAGCATTGAGAAAAGCAAAAGGCAATAATAGCGTAGAACCTTTATTTGAAACTGGTGCTTTATATAACAGTATCAAAAGCAAAGACAATATTTTATCCATGAAAGAGTATGGAAAGCAACAAAATGATGGCTTTCAGCCTCCATTCGGTGTATTTGCTGTTGCAAGACCATTTATAGCTACTACAGCTAAAAATAAAGACAAATTAGATAAGCAATTTTCAGAAGATATAAAAAAAGCACTTAGAAAATAAGGATTAAAGATGGAAAAAACAGAAGAATACTACTTACAGTTGTTGTTGCAATGTATGGAAATGCTAGAATCTTCAATTAAAGAACTAGATAATAAAATAGTTGATTCTACAGAAATTAACTTAATGAATAATGAAATATTAGGATTTTTAGCAAAAACTATAGCTCCAGTACAAAAAACAAGTAAAAAAACACAAACAGAGGTAAATATAGAAGTATGGGAGGAATTAATTAGACATTCAGGTGATTTAGGTATCTGGGGAGAAAGTTAAACTGCCATGAAAAAATATAAGATTAGGCAATGCTTGTGTAAAAACTGTAATTGGTTTTGGGAAGTAGTATCTGTTAAGTTTGATTCTGAAAAAGAACAATGCCCTGAATGTAAGTCATTTACTGTAAAAACAGCATTGAAACTACCCATGCCAAAATCTCAGCATAGTGTATAAGATATATCTATTATATATATGTAATATATATGTATCGGAAATCTCAGTACCCTAAAATTTAATTATAGGCATTTAAATACATTCTATGGCAGTTTTTAAAAAATACCCCACCCTATTTTTCGGTATAGGGGGTAACATTTAATGCTTTTTCTCTTGCTACTACTTTGTCCTGCCACATTTTTCTTTGAGCTTTTGTTTGTCTACCTCGTTCTGGTTTATCCACCCCTACGGCTTCTGCTCGTTCTCTCCAATGCCTAGCTTCTCTACGCTTACGATTTTTCTCTTCTTTCTTTTTTAGTTCCCTGAGTTGCTGTGCTTTTGAAGCGTTTTTTGGGGGTACTACAGGGCGTTCAGGCAATACTTTGAACTCAGGTTCGATCTCTTCGACTTCTGCATCAATTGTGTCAATTTCCTGCATATCCGATGCCTGATTATTTAAAAACTTTTCAAATGGACTCTGATTATTTGCTACTTCTACTCGTTTAATTAGTTTACCTGAGTGTTCTAACACTAATCTACCAGCTTGCACATTACCAGCCTCTGCTTCTCGTATCATACTCTGTAATACAGTAGGCAGTTTCGCTCCAAATGTAACCATATACTTCTGATAGTATATCTCTACAAATTCAGGTTCTTTCATCCAATTGCGAATTGTGTTTTTAGATACCCCTATTTCTTGCGATATTTCTTGAATTTTACAACTTGGATTAGTGACAAGTATGTCAATTGCTCTTGCTTTTTCTGGTTTCCAGTTTGTTGGCAGATTTACACTCATTTCGTATAGTCCTTTTAAGTTATGGTATATTATACAACCATTTGGTACTTTTGTACAAGAGACTTTATTACCATTATCGCATCTAAATCCAAATAAGGCAGAATTACTACTATACGATATACAATAATAAAGCGTTAGCTTTATCGGACTTTCTTTTCAAAATTTTTTTTCTGAGACCGATTTAAGACTTTGTTTTCGTTTATTTTATGAGGAATGGCTGTTGAATACCTTATTAAAGATTTTATCCCCTCCCACCCCATTAATTAGAATCTTATCACTACCTATCAAAGTATTATAAAATACTTGATTTATAAGGGGTAGAAAGTTATATAATTTAAAATACCATAACAAAAAACCCAAAAAAGAATTTAAAAAACAATGCCAGAAAATAAATATTAGTTTTGTACTAGCTATTATAGAAAGTTTTAATCTGGATTCAGATGGCAACCATTAAATAAATATTAAAATAAATTAAATATTTATTGACATTTAAATATATTAGTAATACATTTTATCAACTTAAAATAAGGATACATTATGAATTTAAATAAATTAGAAATTAAAAGACAGTCTTTAGAGCTTCAGTTTTCAAATATATATAAACAAATTGAGGAGTTAGAGAATAAAAGATTTTTTTACGAAGAATTGAGCCAAATGAATTATAATTCAAGTATTAAATACATTAACAGAATTAATAGAATTGATGACAAAATATATAAGCTAGAAGACAAACAAGGAACAATTCAAGATAAAATAGATTCAATAATGGATAAATTAAACATAACATATTAAATTAACTAAATAAAAGGAAAATAAAATGAAAATAGTTTATGTAGTAACAGGGAGCGAAGATGGAATCCTTGGCGTATATGGAAATAAAAAAGGGGCATACGAAGAGGCTTCAGAATATGTTAAACGCACCGCAGAAGAAAATAATTTTAAAGTAGTTAGTTATAGTAAAGTATGTAAAGAATTAAAAGATGTGTATAATTATGCTGTTGAAATGATAGATGATTATGATACTGAAGTAAATGCTACTATCCACGCAATACCTTTTAATTACAACATACGCAACGAATATAAATAAAAGGAAAATAAAAAAATGAAAAATAAAAATTCAATAATCTTTTTAAAATATGAATTAGATGAAGTATTAGGGAATATAAAAAAGAT